GCTGATTCCATCTCAGCGGCCATGGTCTCCTCTTCGAGAGTCCAGGAGCGCCTGTCAGCCTCCTGACGGTGAATCAGGGCCAGTTTACGGATCAGCATGTCGTCCGCGAGGGCATCCAGGTCGTTCAGTATGACTGAATGTTCAGCCACATTGATGTCCGAGAGGCTGCTCTGCCCCAAAATGGCCTGTTGTACCTCGGTCTGTACATCTTTGATGTTGCGGTTGGCCGTGCGTCGGGTACGGCCCGTGCTGATGCTGACGACGTTGGTCATTTGTCCTGCTCCCCAGTAGGTGTGTTCGTTATGCCTGTAGTCTCGCATTGCCGATTACAGAGTTACAAGCCCCCGAACGACATTCATGTAATTCAATTCGATGGATTTATTTTTCCCCTCCCAGATTTTTCCCAGCTTTTTGCGCGAGGGGGTTCTTTACCCTCCCCGGATCGTTGTGCTGGCGCGGATTTCGGCCTGGTGGCCGGCCACTTGAAGGTTCAACCAAAACCGGAGATTAGGACATCCGACTATTGAAAGCTCAACCAAAAAATGGGTTGCCGGACCACTGGCCACGCGCATGTATATGTATGCAAACAAAGGGCTGTAGGGCCTGTACAGCTATAAAATTGTTACTTGACAGTGCCCAGCTACATAGGACAGATTTAGGGCAACGCATCCCCACTACTCCACTAAGGCAGGCACCTAAAATGATGAATCACACACTGGTTAAGCACGGCGTACAGGCACCGGCCCAGAGCATCACTCCCCAAGATGCAGCTATCGCCGCTGCATGGGGGTACAGCCCGGAACTGTGGTTCGGCATGCTTACGGACATGGAACGGGCAGACCGCCGTGACCGTGTTGTCTACGCTCCATTTTTCAACACTGAAGGGAAGTAGTGCCATGGCTTGGAACTACGTACCAACTCGCTCACCTATCACTCACACTGCTGGCACCGTTCCCGCTAGGCCGCTGGAACCTGGCGACACGGTCAATTGGGGACGTGCCTACAGTTTGACGGTACTTGCCATCAGCGAGTCCCTAGTGCAGCTAGTCAAGCCCAGCGGTGGCTTGCTAGTCATGCATCGCCGCCCCATCGAAGGGGACATGTCCCCTTCGATGGGGCCATTGTAGGCATTCCCAATGACTGAATACGGCGCACGTCTCCCACGGTGCGGAGTGGTCTACATGAAGAGCTATTCCCTGGACACAATTACCAATTGGATAGCGGTCTATTCAACCGCTACGCCGCTTGAATTGGTTACGCGGGAATACGTAGGGGAAACCCATAATGCGTGGCACTAGCGCACAATCCAGGGCAGCTAAACGGGATTACTGGAATAGTCCTAAAGCTGCCAAACTCTCACACTTTGTTGATTGGGCATATGCAATTGCCCTAACGCTGGCAATATTCATTGCCGGATCACTGAATTTCTGAAGGGGATAGCACAATGAAATACACACCTCGCACCCAATCAAAGAAATTCCTAGATGGGGACTGCCCTAGCGGCGTACTTGCCATATATGACAATGGCGGTACGTCCTTTGATCGCTACACAGTGTTTTACAAGCCGTCCGAACCTGTTGATTATGGTTACGGCTGGATTAGTTACCGTGGAATGTCAGAGTCTCCGGCATCAGCACAGGGATTCGGCATTTATGGTGAGATGAAAGCCTATGAGGCAGCTGCCTACCGTAATCGCGTTTATCGGGAGTCTGCCAAGTGGTCAAGCTTGCCTGATGCAGTAAAAGACTGTGTCCGCCGCGACTGCGAAGAGGGTTAGACCTATGCTGCCTAACTTCCGCCATATCACCATTGTCACGTTCGCTCTGTTCATGTTTTGTATCCCGTTCATGGCCTAGCTGCCAACCTGTCAAACTAGTTTTGTCTACGGGGTAGACACTCGTCCGCGAGGGTGTAGTCTGTACTCATAAGCAACCAGCCAACCAGGAGGTACAAAATGTACAAGGTCACAGCACCTAGCGGTGAAACGGTATACACCCACTACGACAAGTGGGAATGTGAGACGTGGATCAGAGCGCTTGCTTGGCTACTGGGAGATTCACGGCGATAGCCCGGAAACAGTAGCCAAGTGGGCAATTAGCGACATGCTAGGCCTACTCCGTTTCATCGTGGAAGATGAGGAATCATGACTACCTACCGAGCGGCGAACGGGGAGCCACTTAGCTATTGGGCTGAAGGTATTCATGACGCTGAAGCGTTCCATATCAACGACGCCGCTAAATGGCACCTTGTGGCCAGCTTCCCTACAGGCGTCACTGTACGCGGGAAATGTGGCGTCATGGCGTCAACGTTGAACTATGACCACATCTCACGCCGCGCAACGTGGGCGAACGGATACAACGGCACACTCTGCACTACATGCAAGATGAGGTCAACTCATGAGTAAGACGCTTGATCTATTGCATGTAGTTGATTTACTGGACAGGGCTACTAATTTGTTTAGCAACCCAATCAACACGGATATCCGCGCCCACATATTTGCGGCCATTGAAAGACCTACAGCCGAGACATGGCAAGATGCGCGGTCAAGCCTCATCACTCCGGACTTGACCTTATGGCAAGCAGCCATTGCGTCAGGCATGGCACCCTATGACGTGCCTACAGCGCGCGACATCATCAGCGGTCTGGAGTGGGCTACTGAAGGGCACTGACACAACTACATACAGCACCACATAGCACCGGTCCACATAGGGCCGGTGCTTTTGTGTGCCCTGGCAGTGCCTAGCTGCCCACTGTGGACGCTTGCCAGCATGGCAGAGCATGACAGGCAGGCCATGGCATGGCAAGAGCCTACAGCCGTGCGCTGGACGCCTCTACAGGCAAGGCAGCTGCAGGCCATTGCACGCCATGGATAGCACTAGCTGGCCTGCCTGCCACGGCGTCTATGTGGAGGGCTGGAGAGCGGCCTACAGGCAGGCTGGAGAGTACCGATATAGGGCACTGGAGGGCAGCGTATGGCCTTACCACGCTACCGGGCGTGTTGCAGGAGGTTATGTGTACGTTATGGGGCAATGCGTAACTATAAGGGCCGTTTACGACAGTCATTCTCTAAAATATATATATAAAAACACTCGTTGACAGGTGTATTTCAAGTCGCTCCGGAATTCCTCCCAAAAAAGAGATAGTGAGTTGTGAAACTAGGGGTATTTGAAACAAGTCCCCCCATGCCGTACGTATTACATTCAGCGACACGCGCGGGCGCGGGGGGAGTTCGAGCGTGTCGTATGTCCATGCATATGCATCCATAGGCGTATGTAATTCCATGTGGGTGGACGCATGACTATGCAGGGATTGAGTCTTGACTTTGTGACTTCAGTCTGATTCCAGGGGCCGGATCAAATCACTTTCACAGCGGACGGCGGAGGCGCTATGTCACGCTCTTGCAAATACTCCGATCCGCCCATGTTTTTCCGTAGTGGCCGAATCAGTTTGCAAGGTTTAGGGGGCTTTACCCGATTCCCAAAAAGCTCGCGCGCGAAAATCCAGTAGTGGCACGGTAGGCTGGCACTGAGATGAAGACCTGTCGGCACGGCCATGAGATGACCCTCGAGAACCGGATGCCTGCGGGCAGGTACGTCCGGTGCAGGCAGTGCGTCAATGCGGTGCAGAGGGCGCGTGACCGGGGCATGAGGCTGGCCGAGTACATGACACTGCCCGAAGCTGAGCGAGCCCCCCGGCTGCGCGGCAGGGACCGTGTGCCAAGACTCCGCAGGAGCCACTGCAAGTGGGGACACCCGCTGACCCCGGAACATCCCCGGTGCCCGGTCTGCCAGCACAGCAAGTACCTCGCACGGATTCTGGGCCTGACCGTGGCGGACTACATGGCGCTGGGCGATGAAGGACAGGCGGTGCTCCTGGCCGCACGCAGGGCCGGACGCCTCGACTGGAGTGTCCCCCAGCACTGCACTAACTGCGGGCGCGAGATGAAACCACGGGGCCGTGTGAGCTCCCCGGCAGACCCCCGCCCGCCCCACGCCGCCAAAGGGCTGTGCAGCTCCTGCTACGAGCCCAACAGGTCCACCCGCAAATAACACAAAGCCCTGTGTGCCGATGGCCGCAGGGCTTTGCGCTGCCCGGAAACAGTTGCGCTAACCCCTACCTTGTAACTTGGTATTGAGGTAGGCTGTACATACAGACATACACACCTACCAAGGAGCAGAGCATGAGCAAGTACACATTCACGGACAGGTCCGATGAACTCTATAGCGCCACCCTCTACGGGGACGTACTCGAACTGACGCGGGAACCGGAGGGCGAGCATGTAAGCCTACGCTTCTGGGCTGTGGACGCCGAGAAGATCGTGAAGATCATCCGGCAGGCCGCTGGCACCGGCTACTACGAGGGCGCGCCAGAGCTTGATGAGGACGCCTGTGACCAGTCAGACCCCCGTGACCAGTCAGACCCCACCACCGCCCCGGATTGCCCCACCACCCTCGCCTACCGCAAGGTGGCTCTGGACGCGGCACTGGCATGGTCCAGTATCCCCCGGAGGGAAGCACCCCCGAGCCCTGAGTTCGTGGTCACAGCAGCCGGGATGTTCGAGAAGTTCCTGTTCGAGGGGAGCACCAAGTGAGCAACAAACTGGAAGCAGCCCTCGGCCCGATCAACAGCTTCACCGACTCACAGGGCGACACCTACGAGGTCATCAAGGGCCTGTATGGCGATGACGACATTCTGACTCTGCAAGTCCAAGGTATTGACGCAGAGGTCATCTTCTTCAAGGCCGACGCCACCAAGATCATCGCCCTGATCGCGGAGGCAGCCAAGTGAGCGAGTTTCGCATCGAATACACGATTCAACGCGCTGACGGGGATAGCGAGAAGTTTGAGGACATCGGATTCGGATCATCGGGTTCATGGGACAACATCGACGCCGCGCTGTACTCCGTGACGAGCGATGTCCAGAACAGGTCATGGGAGACCAAACCTGGAATGCCAGACCCTGAGGAAGCCGAGGGAGAACTGTGATCGCCCTCCTGCGCAGGCTGTTCAGCAGGCCCGAGCGCCATTACATCAACGACATGACCTTTCCCGCTGGTGCCTGCATCTGCAAGTGCGGCTTCAGTAATGTCTGGGACTACGACCTCCGCAAGCACTTTGAAGAGACGGGACGGATCGGCAAATGATGAGCGAGGGACAAGTACGTGAACTGCTCGCAGTCCTGACAGACAACAACTCGAAGGAAACCAACCCACTGCGGGTTGCTGCCTTCTCAGGCGGGATGTCCGCACTGGAGATGGTACTGGAGGGAGACCTGTGAGTGACACTCCCATCTTCGACGCCGTGCTGGCCGAGTCGGACCCTGACATCTTCCTGGCAAGCACCGTCTTCCCCAACGAGACCTCCGAGACCACAGACACAGGAGCAACCCCATGAGCACCTCTATCAAATTTGCAGACATCCTGCCCGGTCACATTCTCCCCGGAGACACCATCAAGGTGAGCTACGCGGCAGACGGCGTGCTGAAGGAGCGCTCAGGCAGGGTAGCCAGCTTCGCTGACAGGCGGCTATACACACTGGAGGCCGGGGTTCTGTGGGATTTTGGCTGGGTGGGAAGCCCAGTCTTCTACCTGATTGATCGACCCAAGCCCAAGCTGCCCACCGAGGCAGGGAGCCTGGTTTTAGCTCGGATCATTGAAGGCACTCAGGATACTCTGGCTCTCCGGCCCGATGGGTGGTGGGTATCTCTCGGAACGGGCAGGTTCTTCAAGGCCTCGGAAGTTGCAGCCCACCCGTGGAAGCTCGCCAAGGTGGTGGACGCGTGAAGATCGGGAACCTGACCTTGGCCCGTATCTGGGATGATCCCGAGGCTGAGTTCAAGGACTGCGCACGCTGTGGCATCCAGATGAGCGGACGCCGTGAGTTTGCGGAGTGCTCTGACTGCCTGAAGGTCAACCGCTACCAGCCACTCCCCCGCCAGCTGGGCAACGGGGGCTTTCTGCCCATTGATCCCGCCTACGAGGTCTCCCTGCACTACCCCAAGCAGGCCAAGGAATGCCCCACGATGGCCACCCTGGATGCCCTGCACATCCCGTACTTCAACTACACGGCCACCAGTGACCGCCGCGCGTTCGACTACGCCAAGGCCCTGATTACCTCAAAGGAATCAGAGCCCGTTGATTACCCCATCGTAGTCATCACCTCCCACGGTCAGGTCATCGACTTCTGGACCGGATTCGATCTGGCCAAGCTGAACAGCATCCCGGCATCCCGGAAGGCAGTCACCAACCCACGAGAGCCCTTGCTGGTTCGTGTGCCAAGAAGAGACCTGGTAGCAGCATGAGCAACCTAGTGCAGACGATGGCTGAGGTGCTGAGGTCACACCAGATGACAACCGGAATGCAGGTAGCCTCGGGCACCACCTGCCGCTGTGGGTACTGGACCGGCAACGAAACTCCGGGAGTCACTCGCCCGCCCGGATACCAAGGCTTGATCTGGCATCAGGCACAGGAACTGGACGCAACGATTTTCGGGAGAGATTCATGACCTTCTTTGGCAAGGAAAACGAGCCCGAGGTTCCAGTCGGTTCCAAGCCGCTGCGCACCTACACCTACAACCGCTGGGGCGGGGCCGCTGTCACCGTCGAAGCCCACTTCATCACCTTCACCCACGGCCACGTCAACTTCTGGCGGGTCCGGGCTGATGACCAGCAGGACACCCTGATCCTGTCCGAGTCCAACGCACAAGTCACCGGATTGAAAGAGGTCACACCATGAGCACACCGGCAGCAGAGGCCCACGCCAAGGCCATGAATAAGCCACTCGTACCCGTGTGGACTCCCCCGGTCCAGCCAGTCCGTGGGCTGAGCCACTCAGACCGCTGTGACCAGTGCGGGTCAGCAGCCTACGTTCGCACCGAGTCCCTGTACTCGACCCTCCAACTCCTCTGGTGCGCCCATCACTTCACCGAGCATGAGCGGGACGGGCACTTCACCCCCGAGACGCACAACACCCTCGATGAGCGGCCCGCCCTGCTGGCAGCCGTCAAGGCTCAGGCAGGAACAGAATGAGCGGCAACAGCACCGGAATCGCCATCGTCTTCCCCGCGTGGTTCCTAGGGTCCACCGATCCTGAGCTGCACGCCACCGCCCTGTTCCTCGGCAACACGGACACCACCACGTTCAACCGGAAGGACATCGAGGCCGTGCTGAGGTGGGAAGGGCTTGATCCTGGAGCCTGCAGGGTCACCGGCACCGCACTGTTCGGCAAGGAGGGCAGAACCCCCGTCCTGACCCTTGAATCCGATGTCCTGCGCGTTGAGCAGGAGTGGATCGAGCGGGAACTGGAAATGTACGGGATCACGAGCCCCTCCACGTTCGGTTTCAACCCCCACGTCACCATCGCCAAGGAACTGGCCCGCCCGTACCTCCCCAAGTACATCCAGCTGGAGCACCCCGTCCTCTGGTGGGGGAACGAAAGGCCGCTCCACTCCAAGCACACGAAAGCAAAGGTCAGCGCATGAGCAGCCCAGCCACAGATGGCTTCGAGCCGCTACCGGGGCTCGCCCCAGTCATTTTCTTTGCCTTGAAGGCACACCCTGAGTGGGAACGTGATGATCAGGACCGGGCGGTGTGTGCTGGTGACGACTGCGATTGGGTCAAGCCCTCTGGCGGCTCAACCAAGAAAAGGTTCCTGAACCATCAAGCATTCGAGGTCCACTTGGCCGTTGCCAACTGGTACGACGCTGAGGAGATAGCGGCATGAGCACCCCCACGGATGCCCCCTACATGACGATCATCCCCGGCAGGAATCCCAAGAATAAGCCGCACCTGACCCTCGGGGATGCCAAGAAGGCCGTCCTGTTCCGCCTCCAGTCCAATGAACTGGACGTACCCTGCATGGCCTACCAGTGGATCGACGCCAAGGGCTGGGAATTGCTCTGGAAGATCGACGCAGGCACACTCAGGGAGGACTTACCATGGAATATCGCCTGACCACCAACCAGTTGCAGTTCCTCGAAGCCCTGAAACGGGTGCCAATCCACAAAGCGCTCACCATAAAAGACCTGGAAGACCTCGATAATGCCGAGCTAAAGGCTGTTATTGAGGCCGAAATCCCGGTAAAATTGGACAATGAAGAGGCTTAAGAAGGGCCACAGTCCCGTGCTGGTTGATGCCGGTGGTTATCCACGAGATGCCACCGGCCACCGCACGGACCTCAAACCGCGCTATTCGAGGCGTGGAGAACGGCTCTGGTACGCCGAGGAGCTGACTTTTGGCCTCAGTGAGCGGGTCAGGGCCAGCACAGCATGGCATCGGATGACGCTGGGCGAGTGTGGAACCATCATGATCGTCCCCGAGTTCACCCAACGCGAGTATCTGGTCCTCCCGGACCACTTCACCCACGACTTCCTCAGAAAACACAGCGGAATCTACCTCTCCCGGATGCCGGAGCACTACTTGGAACCGGAGTGATAGAATTGACGAGAGTCGCCAAACATACTCTTTGACCCCGTTCGGATTGACCCGCACGGAAGATAAACACCAGCCCCCTCTGCTCACCGCACGAGTAAGGGGCTGGTTTTCTTTTGCCGTGAAGTACGTGGTAGGTTGAGGTAGCTCAAGTTCTGGCCAGTCCTTGAGCAACCGTGCAAGGTGAGAAAGCCCCCAGTCGCAACTGCCCGTGAGGGAGTAAGCCGGTGGGGGTTTTCTTTTACCCAAAAAGTCTAGGAAAACGCTAGAATCCACTAGATTTCAGTATAAAAAATCTGTTATACGACGTTATAGAGTGTTATAGAGCTGTAGTGAGTTAGGGGACAGCGACGGACGTGAGAGCGCCCTAACTCACTACACCCAAGGATCGAGTACCGTAATGGTCCTTTTCCCCGTCTTTACGCCGTTTTCCCAGTCGCTCAGGTGGATGGAAACGCCCAGAGCACGCAGGGTTTCGCGCTTCACACGGGCCGGAGCGTCCGCCCACCCGGCCAAAAGGGCCGGGACGATCTGCTGGGGCCGAGCCGTGGCGTTGACCTCCACCAACCGTTGCCGGGACTCCAGAGCGGCCTTGTCAGCCTCCAGCTTGTCTTTGAGCCGGTTGTAGACCTCGGGGGAGATTTCGTCATCCAGGTACTTCACGGTCAAGGAGTCCAGCCGGGTCACTGCCTTGGCAAGGTCCGCCTTGATCTGCCCGACTTTGGCCCGGATGTTGACACTTACCGGCTCAGCCGTAACGGTTAGTGCCGCAGAGTCCAGATCGGCAGCTACCGATGCCAGCCACGCGAGCACTGCTGCCTCCACGTAAGGCTCCGAGATGGTGTTGTAGGGGTGTGAGCCCTTCTGATCGGCCAGCAGGCACACGTACCGCTTGTAGATTTTGTCCCCGCGCCTGCTGTTCCCGCCACCCATAACGCCTCCGCAGTGACAGCGCAGGAGCCCGGAGTAGGCATAGGGGGAGTTCTCGGCCCGTGGGCGGCTACCGCGCTCCTCACGGCGCACACGATAGGCACTCCACTCAGCCTCTGAGATGACTGGTTCGTGTGCCCCAGAGACCAGTTCGCCCTTGACCCAGAGGTAGCCAGCCCCGAAGCCCTTATCCAAGAATCTCCTGATGGTTCCTTTGCGCCACCCTGTTTCCGGCTCGAAGCCCTCAGAGGCCGCGTAAGCCCCCAGTTCGTTCATGCTTGATCCTTGGACGTATCGGACGTACAACTGCCGCAGAACAGCCCCCTCGCGCGCGTCAGGGGCATATCCGGCCTCCTTGGTGTAGGTGTACCCGAAGTGTTTGGGCGCGTTGTGGGGCAGGCCGTTCCGAATCCTGCGCGCGTGGGTTTCTTTCCAGGTGTCCCCGATCCGCTCCGACTCAAAGACGGCCAGCTCTGCCAGCATCCCGCGCGCGAACCGGCCTGAGCTTGTGGTGGTGTCCATCGGCTCCGTTGCCGACTCCAGACGACCCCCAATGCTCTCCACCCGGTCAACGGCAATCGCCCAGTCCATCCGGTTGCGACTCACCCGTGAAATCTTCCAGACCACCAGCACATCGGCCTGCTTGTTTTCGATCATGGCAATGGCCTGCTCGACTTGACGGCGTTTCCAGAACCGGCCCGAGAGGTCAAGGTCTTCCAGCGTCTCCACGATGTCGTAGCCGAGGCGCTTGCAGTGGGCCTGTATGGAGTCCAGCTGGATTTCCGGGGACACACCCCCATCCCGCTCTTTCGAGACTCTGACATACGCGACTGCTCTGGGCTTGCTCATGGGCCAATTCTAAATCCGTAGTCAAGAGCCTCTTGCCAACCCTGTAGACCTGTGTGTAGAGTTTCAGCCATACACACCAACACAACCAAGGGGGAGCACATGGCAACACTGGACGTAGAGCGAGTAGAAGAGGCACTCCGTCGCCTCATCTCGGACATTGACTATGACACTCACAAGAGCCTCGATTCGGATGAGGAAACTGGTGAGGATCACTACCCGGACCTCGCTGATGACTTCATGGAGTACTACGAGGCGACTGCGTAATGGCAAGCAGAGCAGATGCCATCCAGGCAGCGGCCACCATCTGGGCCAATTACTGGCTCTCTCAGACAGATACGGCTGATCTGGAACAAACAGCCGCATAAGGTTTTCAAGATGTACCTGAGTGACCGATCAAAAGGAGCTCAGGGAAAAGCCCCGAAGAATGAATGCCGGTGATACACGAAGGCCGGATGCAGGGGCCAAGGGGTGAAGATTGTCAGGTCTTCAACGGGTGCAGTGTCGGCCTAGGGTTCGAGTCCCAACACCCCACAAGAGCAGCATAGGCTCCAGCTTGACTGGATCGATGGCTCTTGCCGGAGGGCGTTAACCTCAACGCCTAGGTCCGTAAGGCGTAAAAGTACCGGGCGAGCAGGATGTGAAGACCCCGGCCCGTAATTGCCAGTCGCTCTTACGGTACGGGGTCTTTGCTTTACTATGCCGAATTGGCAAAGTAGTAAGCTACACAGTATGGAAGATTCCCCGAATACAATGGACGCCCTGACATCGCAGATAGTCGACCTGCGCTTGAAGGGCTATTCCTTCGAGGAGATGTCCGTGAAAATCGGAGTCAACCCAGAGGAAATTGTCAGGACTTGGCGCGAGTACCTGGGCTCAATGTCAAAAGCCAGCCCCGAGGAAGAATGGGTAATCCAGCTCCTCCGCGTTGAGCGCTTCCTAGTTCAAGTCAATGACCGGCTGAAATGGGCTGACAAGGCCGAGGACTATGAGCTGGTCCTGAAAACTCTGGACCGCGTAGCGGCTCTCCAAGGCATCAACAAGGACATGAAGCGGGACGCTCAGGACAAGCTGGTGCAGATCACCAATGCCCAGACCCAGCTGATTCTTCAAGCCGTGTTTGCCCTCGCCACGGCCATGAGCACGCACATCGAAGCAGCCTTTGAGAAGCACAAGACCATCAAGGCCATCAAAGGCGAACTGGCTCCCAGCGTTCTGACCACACTGTTCACCGCCGAGGCGCAGCGCGTCCTGACACAGGAAGTTCAAGAATCATGAGCGAAGCACTTTATACCCCGGATGTAATTGAAATTCTTGACCTCTTTTATGAGAATGACGGCCATGAGCCCGATTGGGCCGCAATTCGGACCCGGCTATATTCAATGACGGATTCCCACTATTCGGTGGTAATTGGCCTTTTGCGCGCATTCTACGCAATTTACGAAGACCAAGCCGCATTCGACACAATTCTTTACCGCCTGAAGCAGGATTTGCCTGCCTAATGAGTATTCTCGATGCCATGCGGAATGCGTCCAAGGAATTGGAGCAGGCCGCGCTCAATGAGCGGTACAAGACAGACATCGCTCTCTGGGCCAAGGACAAGCTGGGCTACACGCTGTGGCGGAAGCAGGTGGAGATTGCCGATGCCCTGCTGAAGTACAAGCGGGTGGCGGTCAAGTCTGGCCACGGCGTCGGTAAATCCTTTGTAGCATCCATCATCATCGCGTGGTGGGTCGATACCCGCAAAGACCTTGACTCCATCGCTGTCTCCTCGGCCCCGACACAGCCCCAGCTCGGCATCATCTGGGAGTACCTGCGGGATCACAAGATCAAGGGCAAGCTGCTCGGGGAAATCTCGCTCGAAAACGAGTGGAAGTCCGAGCTGAAAGTCCAGCGCGCCTTTGGCCGCAAGCCCTCCAACACCAACGAACACGCCTTCCAGGGCGTCCACCGCCGCAACGGTGTGCTGGCGGTCCTCGATGAGTCCTGCGGCATCCCTGAGACCATCTTCACGGGTGTGGCTGCCATTACCACGGGTAAGTATGACGCCGCGCTGGCCATCGGGAACCCGGATGACATCAACACCCCGTTCGGCAACATCTGGAAAGAGAACGACGACTCGTGGCACAAGATCACGATCAACTCCTATGACTCCCCCAACATCACGGGTGAGCCCTTCCCTGAGGAGGCTTCCGGTGGTCTGGTGACGCGGGAGTGGATCGAGATGCACAAGAAGAAGTGGGGTGAGGATTCCCCGCGCTTCCGCTCCAAGATCCTCGGTGAGTTCTCGATGGACGGCACCAACGCGCTGTTTCCCGAGGGCACGCTGTCAATGGGCCGAGTCACCGAACTGGCCATCAAGCAGGAGTCCAAACCGCGCCTTGGGGTGGACGTTGCCCGCATGGGTGGCGACTACACGGTTGTCTATGTTTATCAGGACGGTGTGCTGAGGTTTGTCGATAAGTGGAATAAAACCACTTTGACCGAAACTGCGGCCCGAATTGTGCAAATTGCCTTTGAATTAGGTGCCGATGAGGTCCGCATTGACGGCGTGGGAATTGGTGCCGGTGTTTACGAAATGGTGGCCAACAAATCAGAGAGCCGTTTCGAGACCATCGGTATTATCGGTAACGCGCACCCGTCCGATCCTGACAAATGGCTGAATACCCGCGCCGAAATGTATGACACCATTCGGGAAAGAATGCTGAATGGTGGAATTGACATTGATGAAGATGACCGGGACATGATTGATGAACTCGGAGACCTCGAATATCACTTCAAGAACTCGCGCAGTGTTTTGCAGGTGGCGTCCAAAGAAGAAATCCGGGCCAAAACCGGGAAATCCCCTGACTTTGCCGACGCCGCAGCCTACGCGGCAATGGACTTGGCGATTGATCCCACTGACCCGGTGAGCAAGCTCCGTCCGGGGGACGAATACGAAATATCACTGGCAGAAATGTTCAGCGAAATGGAATCGAGCATCAGCCCGATGTGACCTGCTTACTAGTTTCATACTCTTGGTAGACTGTGTAGTAATCAATTCACCAAGGGAGACTCATGGCTAAGTGGGGATTCGGCAATTCTGCCGAGTTGGACGCAAAGACAGCTGCGCAACTCGAAGAAGTGAAGGCGGAAAACGCCGCTCTCGTGAACGGCATGGAAATCCTTCAGGAGAACATGGCCGACGTGGTGCTGGCTCTGGACAACCAGGGCTGGAACCCGATGGGTGAAGACCTCGATATGTCCGAGGTTCCCCTGTACACGATCAAGAAGACCTCGCGCACTACCCGCGCCCTGCTGGTCATCAACCCCCTTGTCAAGCGTGGCATGTCCGTACGCAAGGCGTACATCTGGGGCAGCGGCGTCGAGTTCAAGGGCTTGGACCTCAAAGACACGTTCATCAAGTCCCCCAATGCCCAGAAGTACCTCATCTCCCCCAAGGCGTGTGCTGAGATGGAGGACTGCCTTGGCACGGACGGCAACTACTTCCTGCTGGCCACCAAGGGCGCGTTCTACTCCAAGCGCGGGCTCATGCGGCTCCCCCTGATCCAGATCACCGGCACGGTCTCGAACCCGGACAACCACGAGGAAATCTTCTTCTACCGCCGTGAATGGCTCCATGTGGTCAACAGTGCCGACACCGAGGCTGAGACCTCCATCATGGTGATCGAGTACGTCCCGGCCATCGACTACGACATGCAGGCCAGTGGCAAGCCGCGCATGATCCGGGGCTACCCGGTGAACTACAACTCCGTCGTTGCACACCACGCGGTCAACAAGCAGACCGGCTGGAAGTGGGGCATCCCTGACATCATGCCCGTCATGTTCTGGGCCAAGGCACACAAGGAGTTCCTGGAGAATCAGGCCACGCTGGTCAAGGC